AAAAACTTCCTGAACATCCTGACCCCCGAAAATTCGTTGCGCCCACGAGTACTTCTGGTGATAGTACTCCAACAGCCAACCTTGACACTCCAGTTCCAGGAATGTGCAGTAATCCACCAGGAGGTCACCAAGGCGGTAAGCCGAGTAACATTCCGTGGCGTAGTTGAGGTCGACTGCGGGACTGTCACCTTTGTCCATATGCCAAAGTGTCTTCAGCATGAGTAAACGTGGGTTACGAAAGGATCCGTTCGGAGTCAAGTAAAAACCGCAGAAGCTGGGTCGCAGTGTATACTGCACCTTCGCTATCAGCAGGAATTGGGATTTGACCCGGATCCAGAGGGCGCTCTCCTTCAGCTTGCGGTTGGCGCTCATGTCGTCACCGCCGATGCATAAGGGCACTCCACGAGGTAACTCATACATGAGGCAGGTCACTGCCAGATTGAAGTATGTGTTGAAGTCGTAGGTGCCAGGTTCGCCAGTGTCACGTCCCGTCTGTTTGGGACCAATGACGGTTGAGATGATGTGGGTCTTCCACCAGGCGTATAGCTCTGGCATGTCCAAGAACCCAAAAGAGAACTGCTCAAACAAGGACATCCAAGCGTCCTTAAGGCCGAACTGGGCCATGAGCTTGAGTTCAAGTCCGAGGCTGTCACCACGCTGGGTGGAATCGAAGCCCTCGAAGTCGCTCTCAGTGCTCTCGGCGTCGGTCCAATGTTCTCGAGCCCAGGCGCTAAGGTCCTCATTGGTCTTTTCGCAATTGCAGTACAGCTCCGGAGGGAACTGATGCATCACGCGACGTCTGAGGTAGCGTACCATGGGCCCAAAGAGCAGCACAACAGCATCCTGGCATGTTGCAAGGGTTTGCCCCGCCTTGCCGGGTTTTCCCAACGTTTCCAGCTTCCCTTTAAGCTGCGACTTGATGAAATGATCCACCAAGTTCAACTTCCAATCTGGGTCGCTGCGCTTGACGTTGTTGAGGAGCACGGCTTGAGTTTTCTGGGTCAGTTTCCTGAACTCATTCTCAAAGATGCACTCCTGGAACAGCTGGGGGTCGAACTCCTCCTTATCACCAAAGTTGAGGTATCGTCCCATGGCCTCGAACAGCAGTTGAGCTTTCCACTCGCTGTAGTTGAGATCTTCCAGGTTGTCAGCCGCGGTGCCATAATTGAGGCGCTTGTCAATTGTTACGCGGAAAAGCACAGGATCATTGCCTTGCTGCTGTGGAAACAGCTGATCTGTGCGGTCGCCGAACTGAGTCGGTCTTTCCACAAAGAGCTCCGTCATTCCTTGCTCCCGCGCCACCTCGCGGGCTTCACGGAAAGTGAGGTCCTGGCAGGCCTCATCTAACACTCCGTTGGGGTTCGCACGGGGGACATGAGTGCGGATGAGGGGCACGCTGGGTTCTGCGCGCGTTGGTTTCGGGTCAGGCGGTGCCTGGGAGTCTTCGCCCTCAATCATTGTGAGGAGTTGAGGAGGAGCGCGCTCGGTCCACATCCCGCTGGCGCGGGTCACCGGCGGTCCGGCCGCCCGAGCCTGCTGTATTCCCGCTCGGACTTTCTCGTCCAAGTACAGAAATTGGAAGCCAGCCAGTTGTCGGGAGAAGGTGGCCCGGAAATCCACTGGGGGCCCAAGGCCGAGCACAGCCATGACGTCAGGACGTCTCTGACGTAACTGCAGGTAGCCGGGGCCGTGCTGTTCAACAACGATCAGTTTGTGCGTGACACGACTGACCGCGCTGTAAAAGTCACCGGGGCTCTGCTTCTGCAGCATGGTGTTGCTCAGGATGATGTGGGCGGTGTGAACGGTCCCACCCTGTGCTCCTCCAACGTTTCGGGCCACGTTGCCCTGCTGCCCGAGGTTACCAACCTCACCGTTCGTGGCAGCAATCACCGGGTACCGATGGTCAATGACGGTCCGGCTCACAACTTCCCCCTTGACGGGACTTGTACACGGGATGCCGTAGGCGGCAGCGATGCACTGCGGGCTTCGATGGGTCCAGAAGCAATAGGGCACCTGTGCTTTAGCAAACCAGCGAGCAGCTTCATTAGGCAACTCATTGAGCTTGGTGTCGCTCTCTGGGTTATTGAACTTGCTCTGCACGGTGTCTCCCAGAAGGATCACATGGCTGATGCTGGGTTTCAGTATGCATAGCAGATCCACGTACCCGGGGGGCATCAAAGACAATTCGTCTATGATCAACACTCGGGCGCCTCGAGTAAAGGCCTGCTCAAACGTGTTCAGGGCGTAAGAGCCCCGACCCATTTGAAGGGCGTCATGCCAATCTTGTCGGATCAGCACGCGCGGCACACTCAAGAACCAAACGCCCTTGCAATTGAACTCCTTCACCTTGCTCTTTAGGTACGCCTTAACTGGAGCACTCTTCCCG